TCATCGGCGCAGCTTCGACCTCCTACCCGCAGAACCTGATCTACCACAAGGACGCGATCACGTTTGCCACCGCTGACCTGATGCTGCCGCAAGGCGTGGACATGGCCAGCCGAAAGGTGCACAACGGGATCTCGATGCGGATCGTGCGCCAGTACGACATCAACAACGACCGGATGCCGTGCCGGATTGACGTGCTGTACGGGTACAGCGTCATCCGCCCGCAGATGGCCGTTCGCATGTGGGGGTGATGAAAATGCCGAACACCAAAGCAATTGGTGTGGCATTCGAGGATCCGGAACTCGACGGCGCAATCATCGGCAAGTCCGGTGGCACCGTCGGGTTCTACGGAACCACGCCTGTCACGCGACGTTCTGGCGCGGCTCAGGCCACGTCCGCTGTTGGCACCGCCAGCAGCGCGGATGTGACCACGGCTCTGAAAGCCGCTGTCATCGAGATCATGAACACGCTGCAGGCTGTTGGCCTGTGGAAGGGTGGCGCGTAAGCGCCAGAAAGGAACATCATGTCGAACGCAAACTTCGAAGCGCCCAAGATTGGCGATGGCCAGCAGATGGGCGATGGCAACGTCGAGGAAACCCTCAACGTCGGCCGCAGCGGCCAGCCCGTGCAGATGCAACCGTCTGCCACCGGCAAGGTCGGTTTCTACGGCACGACGCCGATCACCCAGCGCACCGCTGCCGTGGCCACCTCGGCTGTCGGCACCGCGTCGTCTGCTGATGTCACCACGGCGCTGAAGGCTGCCGTGATCGACATCATGAACACGCTGGACGCACTCGGCTTGGCCAAGGCCGCGTGATCAAGGTGCTTCATGCGGGATGCGGCCGAGAGCCGCTTCCCGAGTGGATACGGGGTCAGGAGACTCGTCTGGACATTGATCCGGGCGTCTCTCCTGACTTTGTTGCTCCCATGACCGACATGGGGGACATTGGCCAATACCACATCGCATACTGTTCGCATGTGCTGGAACACATGCCGCCGCACGAAATCGTGCAAGCGTTGAAAGAACTGCACCGCGTGTTGATACCGGGTGGGTTCCTCATCGCCATAGTGCCGGATCTGGAGGGCATCAAGCCCGACAACACCGTCGTCTACGAATCGCCAGCAGGCCCGGTCACGGGGCTGGACATGTATTACGGCATGGCCAGACTGGTGCAGAGCAATCCGTACATGGCGCACAAGTACGGGTTCGTCCGCAAGACGCTGATCGACTTTGTCGAGCACGCCGGGTTTGAAATCCGCCACGCCGGCCCGTCTAACAACCACCAACTGATGATTACCGCACAAAGGCCCGTGACGCAATGAAAGTCGTCTTGTGTGTGCCTACCCTCACCCGCCCGCATTCAGCGCTTCTGGAGGCCATAGAGGCCGCTGTACCGGCACTGGATGCAGCAGGCATCACGCACCAGATGGTGATGGAAGTCGGCAACCCGTATATCAGCCAAGCGCGCAACGTCATGCTGCGCAAGGCACTGGATGCGGGCGCGGATCAGATCATTTTCCTTGACCACGACGTATCGTTCCCGCCGGAAGCGCTGCTGAAGCTCATCCAGACGGAGGGCGAGGTTGTGGCTGGAACGTATCGCTTCAAGCGGGACGAGGAAGACTACATGGGCTGCCTGTTCACCGACGCGGGTGGGCATCCCATCGTGCGCCTGGCAGACGGCGCTATCCACGCAGAGTGGGTGCCCGCAGGGTTTTTGCGCGTGACCGAGGCGGCAATCGAGAAGTTCATGCGCGCGTACCCGCACCTTATGTACGGCAAGGCGCACAAGCCGCACGTTGACCTATTCAACCACGGCGCGCACAAAGGCATCTGGTACGGCGAGGACTACGCCTTCAGCCGCAACTGGAACGACTGCGGCGGCTCAATCTGGCTGATTCCGGATGTGGACATCACGCACCACAGCGCCGACAAAGCGTATCCCGGCAACTATCACATGTACCTGCGCCGCAGGCCCGGAGGCGACCTATGCCCGTCATCTACATGAAGCACCCGATTCACGGCACCAAGGTTGCCACGATGGATCTGGAGGCAGAAGAAGATGAACGCAACGGATGGGAAAGGTATACTCCGGGCGAGGAATCGCCCCAGGTTGCCGTCAACGAACTGACTGCGCGCAGGCGGCGACGGGAGTCCGCCGATGTCTACCACAGCCGGTGACCAGATCAACGCCGCACTGCGGCTGATCGGCCAGCTTGCCGAGGGCGAAACGCCCTCCGCCGCCACGTCACAGGATGCGCTGGCGGCTCTGAACCAGATGCTCGATTCGTGGAGCGTCGAGCGCCTAGCGGTCTACAGCACGCAGGATCAGGTGTTTACCTGGCCGGCAAACACCGCCACGCGCACGCTGGGGCCGACGGGGAACTTCGTCGGCAACCGGCCGGTGCTGGTGGACGACTCGACGTATTTCCGCGACCCGGAATCTGGCGTGTCGTTCGGCATTGCCATGATCAACCAGCAGCAGTACAACGGTATTGCGCTGAAAACTGTGACGTCGACGTATCCGCAGGTCATGTTCACCAACATGACGTTCCCCGACATCACGATGACCGTGTACCCGGTGCCCAGCAAGGATCTGGAGTGGCACATCATCAGCGTGCAGGAACTGTCGCAGCCTGCGCTGCTGAACACCACGCTGTCGTTCCCGCCGGGCTATCTGCGGTGCTTCAAGTACAACCTGGCCTGCGAGATTGCGGCCGAGTTTGGCGTCGAGGCCCCGCCCACGGTGCAGCGCATCGCCATGTCGTCCAAGCGCAATCTGAAGCGCATCAACAACCCGGATGACTTGATGAGCATTCCGTACAACCTCGTCAACCGCAGGCTGCGCCGGTTCAACGTGTACGCGGGTACGCCGACGTGAAAACGCCCATCCTCGGATCGTCCTATGTGGCGCGGTCGGTCAACGCGGCCGACAGCCGCATGGTCAACCTGTTCCCCGAGGTCGTGCCCGACGGCGGCAAAGAGCCTGCGTTCCTACAGCGGTGCCCCGGGCTGCGTCTGGTGGCCACCGTAGGCGACGGCCCGATCCGTGGCATGTGGAAGTTTGGCGACTTCCTCTACGTCGCGTCTGGCGGCAAACTGTACCGCGCTGACGGCAACTTCGCCGTGACGGAACTGGGGCTGATCAACGGCAGCGGGCCGGTGAGCATGTCGGACAACGGCACGCAGCTGTTCGTCGCATGCAACCCTGACGCGTTTATCTACAACGCCGACACGGGCGTGTTCGCGCAGATCACTGACGTCGATTTTCCTGGCGCGGTGACGGTGGGCTACCTTGATGGGTACTTCGTGTTTAACGAGCCCAATAGCCAGCGCTTCTGGGTGACATCGCTGAACGACGGCACGCAGATCGACCCGCTGGACTTTGCCAGCGCCGAGGGCAACCCGGACAACATTGTCTCGCTGATGGTGGACCACCGCGAGGTGTGGCTGTTCGGGAACAACACCATCGAGGTCTGGTTCAACGCTGGAGCCGCAGACTTTCCGTTACAGCGCATCCAAGGCGCGTTCATGGAAACGGGTTGCCTCGCGCCGTACAGCGTAGCCAAGCTGGACAACAGCGTGTTCTGGCTGGGCTCGGACGCTCGCGGCAACGGCATCGTGTACCGCAACAACGGCTACAACGCGCAACGCGTTAGCACGCACGCTGTGGAGTGGCAGATCCAGCAGTACGGCGTGCTAAACGACGCCATCGGCTATTCGTACCAGCAGGACGGGCACTCGTTTTATGTGCTGACGTTCCCGACCGCGCAGGCGACGTGGGTGTTTGACGTGGCCACTGGGGCGTGGCACGAACGGGCGGCGTGGGATGGGGTGCAGTTCCGTAGGCACCGGAGTAACTGTCAAGCAAATTACGCTGGTCAGGTGCTGGTGGGGGACTGGGAGAGCGGCAGCCTTTACGCGTTTGACCCCGAAGTGTACGACGATAGTGGGGCTACGCAGCGGTGGTTGCGTTCGTGGAGGGCGTTGCCTACGGGGCAAAACAATCTGAAGCGCACTGCGCATCATGCGCTGCAATTGGATTGCGAGACTGGGGCAGTATTTCCAGTTGTTCCAATAAATTGGACAGCAGTTGCTTTGGCTCTCATTCGCGCTTCCGTTGGACTTGAGCCAGAAAATACATTGTTTAACGAATTTTACGGAACAAGAAGATTGGGAGACATTGATAACAGCGGAACAGTTGTTTTGACTGATGCAACAACTGTTCTTAAATACGTTGCCAATGACCCAATATCAAACAACGCAAGAAATTACATGCTTGGCGCTATGTCAAGCATTTTGCGCTTGTACCCCGCAAAATATGCTGCCTACCTAAGTGAACC